GCTGCTTGATTCAGCTTATCTGTCTCTGTATATTTATATGGATTATAATTAATATTTCATTCACTAACTACATTTTCATGTTTACAATGTAATTGAAAAGGAGTTGCTAACTTCAAAGGAGTTCCTTTCTAATGGCATTCAAAAGCATCATCAATTTTATTTTTAAGATATTGCGGCAGCCGCACGTAATCAATATCACGAGCAGCTAACTGTTCATCAATTACAGTACTGGAAATAAAATACCCATAATTACTGCGAATATAATGAATCATATCTATAACTTTGTTTTCAAGCACGGTTTCCTCTGCTAATCCTAGGGTCATCATATCTCCTGGAACTAGAGGATTAAGTTCCCAATCAAACATTTTTTCTGTGTCAAACATAGTTTTTCCTTTCTATTTAATTATATTATAACATAAAGAAAATTTTCTGTCAACCATAAAAAAGTAGAAAGACTAAGTGGCGGCTTAGTCTTTCCATAAGAAAGGAAGTTTTAATGTAAATGATTAATAATCATAAACATTATTTATATAATCCACAATGTTTTCTCCTTGGCTAAGAAGATTAATCATCTTAAATGTTTTTTCTGAAAGGGAGGTGAGAAGATGAACATTGGGGTTACTAGGAGGAACGACCTGGGTATGATAGTTGCCCAAATCAAAACTAAACAGTTCACTAGAACCATAGGTTTGGATGTATTTGTTATACACTTCCATTGGAGAAAGGAATTGTTTGCGAGAGAATCCCAATCCCCAATCCTCATGAGTCATGATCTGCATATCGCTAATCAAGAAAATCTTGTCGTAATGCTTTTGTAGCAACTGAAAAGCTGGGACAATATCTGTGCCATAGCCACAGTTATCATTCTGTATCATTTTATTGATAGTATGAAATACATCATCATTTTGATTAAAATGACACATTTTGGCGCTATTACCAAATTTGATAAAATCAATATTAGGATTAGCATACATAAGTGCGGCGGCGTAAACGGCACCTGCCTCTACAATACTAATTTTAGAGTTAGCGCTAATAGGACTGCTCATTGAACCTGAAACATCCAAAATGATAACAGCAGACCCATCAATAGTTGGCATATTTGAAACTGACTTTTTGAAAGCAACATTCAAAGCCAAACGAATACCAAGATTTGCGATACCGCAATTCCTAGCAGCACTATAAATTTGATATGGAAATACCATAGACTCTTCAATACTGTGCTTGTTAGTAAGCTGCGGCTCCAAATAATCAAGAATCCAATTATTTGTTACAAAAGAGCAGTTATAAATGTTGCGAAGGTTGCGAAGCAGCGCAAGATAACCCAGTTTCTTTGTTTCAACTAGGCGCTTCCACTCTTCTTCTCGCTCCACCGAGGACTCTGCTCCACTAATAGCAGTTTCCCAAGTGTCTACCACTTCCAAATTGCCTTTTTGATATGCATCAATATGCTCAGAATATGCGTGAGTACGATTAATAATATCATGCATATTCCATTCCTTACCTTTCATTTGATACTTTCCAAGAGCATAACCAGAAAGTTTAGAAAGGTAATCTGCAAAACCACGATTCAAAGCATGGCTATATTTTTGATTAAGTAGCTCTATTGCAGCAAAAACTTCACCTACGTCATCAGGACGATGCGGGTACTTAGCATAAAATCTACGCTTATTCTCAAAACTCTTATTATTCAGCCATGCGGCGACCAGTTGAGATACAGACCTCATACCGAGTTCGTTACGCGCAAATACAGCACACTTAGCTACAAACTCATAGCCATACTTATTAGCTACTTCTTCAGTTAGCTTAATAAAACGATCGCGTTGCGTCGTTGCAGTTTCATAAAAAGCATCTTCAAGATAACTTGAAAACAAAAAATTAAGCCACTCTTCAGCAGGTGACTTTATATATACACTCCCACCTTCGTGAGAGATTGTTTTAATTGTTGATTGATTGTTCTGATTGAACTTTGCCATGAACATCCTTTCTTAAAAATATAGGAAATAACATACACAGAATTAATTGAGCTATAATAATATTACTATTATTAGTTGGACTTGAACCAACAACCTCCTGCTTATGCGGTGCTCTATCCGATTCTTGTCATTAGAAGTAGCTGTGTATTCGTCACTATACTACAAACAGTTAAGGAAATAACACTTGCGGGTCTAATAATAATCATCCCAATATTGAAGTAACCGCAAGTTCGTCACTTAACTTAATTATATTATATCAAAAATTTTTTTATTGGTCAAATTAACTGTTAAAGTTACTATAGTCAATAATAACAGGCTTACCTGCGGCAGTGATACCAATATTTCCATAATGAAAATCGCTAATGTGCTTATCTGCCAAAAAATCAAGAAGCATACTTACCTCTTCTGCGGGATAATTATCATAAAAAAGTCCTAATACTTCTTCGCTAAAACCAACAGAGTAAAGAACTGTTTCACACATGCTAGATGCTTTAACTTTAGCTTGTTCAGAGATTTCAATATTCTCAACATTATCCAAAGTTTCTTCAACTTTTTGAGAAACATATACAGGAATATTCCTCATGGTAAATCCCAAAAAGAAAGTAGCTGCAAAAAATTTAGTTAGTTGCGGCAGATGCGTTTCGATATAAGCATAAGTTTCTGCTTCTACTCCGCAGTAATCCCAACAATCATACCAAGTTTCATCTTCAGGAGAACACAAGGAAGTAGCATGACTATAATCTTGATATTCTTCTTCTTCGTCTTCCCAACAACCCATAATGGGCATTTTAATAACAAAATGCTCCATTTCCTTATAATGGAAAACGACTTTAGAAGCACCATAATTGTATTTATCAGCCTTGACACAATACCTCATATTTTCCCAATGATCTTCACAATCCTCGGGTTCATATTCGTTATACATATCATTCCAATAAAGGCGGTCAAGACGCTGAAGTATGCGTTGAGCTGCTTCTTCAATCTGCATTATAAACTTCCCTTCTTTCTTATAATATAATTATATCATAAAAAAGAAATTTAGTCTATATGCAATTTTTTATCGTTGATTTTTCCTCTTTTATCTGAAAGATGTACAATTTTAGCAGAATAAACATTTTGAAAAAGAAAATTGAAAACCTCTATATAAGATTTATATACATAATTAAGCGGTTGCGTAGGTCAGAAAGGCATTACTTCTTGAGTGTAATGGATAAAACGTGCGGCGGTCTCTTCATCGACCTCCCGCACGCATCCTTGTTTACTTGTAAATGAAATATAAGTACCTGGAGGACAATACTCACAAGTATCATTCTCACAATATTTACATTTCAAGGTTATGTAACAAGCATCCTCCACTACTTAGCTTTTCTAATATCAAAAATCACCCCATCAACAGGATGTTTGATATTATTAATTCTTTCTTGCGCATCCTCTTTAGTAGCGTAGGAAAAAGCTTCATCGAGGCTAGTCACTCTACGACCGCGTATATCCAATGCACGGAAAGTTTTGTCTGGTTGATGCATTTTACCAGTCTTAGAATCTTTCCAAGGCTTTGTCCTTTTCCCGTATATTAGTCATTGGGGCATATTACAACTCCTGTATAAGATAATTACTAATTTTTAATTCACTTTCAGTTAACAAACGATAATTCCCAATATTAGGTGGAGCATTTCAAGTATAAGCGTTTCATCCTCATTCTACACTATCTTTGTCGTACACCATCACAGGGCCCCGCACAAAATATACCATATTATTTATTCCATAAAAACAACCATCTTTATTTGCTTTTGGAAAATAGTTTATATGTTCTGACATATTAATCTAGGCACTTCCAATAACGCTCTTCTTCAAGGTCACAATCAGCCTCTGTTGGGAAAAAATATTCGTCATGACCAATCCATCCAAAAGCAGGATAAATGTCAATATCATTTAAAAACCTAATAATGACATCAAGCTGATTCATATATTTGGTATAATACTTGCGGCAGTATGCTTTGGCATCCTCATTCTCTAGGCGATGCTCATGGTCAAAATAACTCCATGCTTTGCGATGCAACCTATTCAGCGCATCAAGAATTTGCTGTTGCTTCTCTTCAGGCAACGTAAAAACAAACTCATTGCAATACTTATAATAATCGACCATTTTTTCTTCCTTTCTCTCCTATAATTATATTATATCAAAAAAAGGAATTTTTGTCTATTATTATTTTTTAGATTTGCTTTAATGTATTCATAATATTGTCAATTTTAGGATGCGATTTACTAACGCCTATACAGGTCTCTCTATTTATAAACACTAAGTCATTGAAAGGTTCATGTTCTTTAGGAGATATAGCATACCTAAAAATTTCTTTAATTACAAAAGGATTTAATTTATCTGCTTCAGGCTGAATATCATTATATGTTAAAGCACTTTTAAGAGAACTTTCTACTCATACTCCAATAACTTTAACATTATTTAAATTCAAATTTTTAAATACACGTATTCTTGATTCTAGAGTAGTTTGAGTATCATCTGCCACAACAACTTTATGTGTTTGTAAGGCTTGATTAATTTGTTTACAATAAATTTTATTTGACATTGAAGAAAATACACTTAATTCTGGATGTGCTTTTAAAATTTTTGTTTTACTAATAATAACACAATCTTCATGTGTATCTTGAATATATTTAGCAATAACAGATTTACCAACACAAGGTGGTCCCATTAAGAAAACTAATTTAGTTGGCATATTCATGTCATCCTTTCAATACAAACATTATCTCTCTCTAAATATATTATATAATTCTTTTTTTTGATTGTCAAGTAAAATTTACTATTGACTAAATTTTCTTTTTATTATATAATATATTTAGAAAGGAGAATTATGTCTGTACTTACAAAATTTGATTATAAAATGTTTAATAAAGCCAAACAGGTAGCAGAAACTTCTGACTTTGGTTCTTTTCATCTAGGATGCGTTATTGTATATAAACATAAAATTCTTGCTTCTGCATCTAATAGTACAAAAACACATCCTATGCAGAAAAAATATAATCGAAAATACAGACAATTTAAACATGGTGAAAAACCCATTATTGATTCTCTCCATGCTGAAATTGCGGCTCTAAGTTCAATCCCATATCCAGTAGCGCAACAAATACAATGGAAAGATGTTGCTGTATATGTGTATAGAATTAGTCCAGGCAAGCCATTGGGGCATGGTATGGCGCGTCCTTGCAAAGCCTGCCGCAAAGCCCTTCAAGATATGGGTATTATACATCTATACTATACTGGAGATAATAGCTATATATACGAAAGACTTCTATAATGCCAAGAAGTATAATGAAACCTATCGTATGCGTGTGCGGCAGTCACGATATAGATTATATTGACCTAGATTTGTTTATAGACCCCGCACACGTAGGTGAGATTATTTCTAGTGAGTCTTTTGGAATTGACCATTTGGCTAAAGATTGGGCTTTTAAAAATAAAGTAGAATATGCTGAATTTAAACCTAATTATGATATATGGCAAGATAAAGCATATTTAGAGCGTGATAAAAACATGATTCATTTTTGTGATATTGTTATAGCCTTTTGGAGCGGCAAAGATGACAATATTGCTTATATGTTTAATTATGCCGCATCTACTGGACGCAAGTATATTATTCACAAAATAGAAAGTACAGATTAATGGATATTGCAACATTAACTTTTTGGTACACTTTTCTTTTATTTTTAGGTACTGTTTTATTTTATTTTGGGATAATTAGTATAACAATTGTTTTAATTGCTGATTATATTAATCGAAAAAAATTTGACAAACAAAAGAAAAAATATTATAATAAACTTGTAAATGAAAAATTAAAAAGGAGATTTTAATGTCAAATTTAAATGCTCTACAACGAGCATTAGTAAATGCGGGCTTGGCAGAAGAACCAAAACCTAAGAAAAAGCGAAAAGGTAAACAGTTTAATTGTAGACGTTGTGGTACTGTTATGACTAAAGTAGATGACAGTAACATAATGTTTTGTCCTAAGTGTGGACAATATTTTTTGTTTGACCGAACTAAATAACGGAGGAATTAAATGGACTATCCTTATAATTATGAGGATGATTATTCAGATTATGAAGATGAATACGCTGATTATGACGAAGAAGCACAATTCCAGAAGATAAAGAAAAAGAATCACAAAACACAGAAACCTATAAATCAAAAAACTCAAATTAGACAATCCCGAAAAGAAAAAAATAAAGATAAAGAAAATGCACAGCATAATATTAATACTTTAATGAAAGAAATTCTTGTGTCGCAAGAAGAAGAATATGACGATGACGATTGGGAGTAAAAATGTCTAGCAATAAATATCGAGTAGAACAAAATGGAGTATTTTTAGGGCACCACTCAAGCAATACCACCGATAAAATTATTGACAAGGCTATAAATAAGTATGGTCGTTTTTATAGCATTAATGTTAATGAGCCTTTTGTTCTAACTCGCGGTCAGAAAACACTTGTTTATACTATTGGGCAGGAGAAAAACTAATGCGGGGAACGATTGTAGATGCATGGTATGTAGATACCGAAGATGGATTGGGAGAATGCTGCGTGTGCAAAGAAACTAAATATGGTACATTTATTAGCTATGCAAAGCCCGCAGAAATAGATAAAGATGTTGCTAACTCTTGGGATGGTATGCGTTTTGCCGAAACAAAATGTGACATTAAAGCATATAAAGCTAAAGCTAAGATAATGCGGGAGCGTGCACAAGGTATCCAACATGCTTGCAATGTTATTGTCAGGTCTAATGCAGCGAAGGGTATTGATATTGTTGAAAATGAAGTTTATCAACAGTTACAGAAACAATGTGATGTAGCATGGAATAATTATAAGCGAGCTAGAGAGCAATATGAAATAATGCGTGATAGTTATAGTGGTTTTTGTGATCAAATTCTTAAGCAGCGCCGCAAAATGAGGAATCGAAAGTAAGAAATATCAAACCTAATCTGTCAAAACCTTACCATTTTTGGTAAGGTTTTGACTTTATATTGACAAAATTAGTATTATATGATATAATATATTAAGAATGAAAAATATTTTTATTTTGGAGGAAAAGTGAGCAACTTTTATACAGATGAATCAATTGAATCGCTCACGCCATTAGAGCATGTAAGACTTCGTCCTGGCATGTATATTGGAGACAATGCTACTCCAATGCAACTAGCCTTAGAAATTCTAGCAAACTCTATTGATGAACATAATATTGGTCATGGTAATACAATTAATGTTACCGTAGCAGATAATGGCGTTATTGCAATTGAAGATAATGGACAAGGATTCCCTATTAATGTAGTTAGAGAAGATGGTAAAACCGTCTTACAAGCGTCCTTTGATGAAATGAATACTTCTGGTAAGTTTTCATCTGATGGAGTATATGAGGGCAGCGCTCTAGGTCTGCATGGTCAAGGTAGTAAACTTACTAACTTTCTTTCAAATTGGTTAGAAGTAATATCTCATAAAGCTACTGGAGAATATGAACATCTGTGGTTCAAAGAAGGAGTATTTGAACAGCGCGAAGTAGGCATAGGCTTTAATTGGTCAGGTACAACTGTTACATTTAAACCTAGCGCAGAATTTTTTGATACTCCTTTTATAGATATTAAAAAGCTAAAAGATTTCTGTGATGATATTACTTGTTTTTGTCCTAATCTAACAATTAGGCTTAACAATGATATAATTACACATCCTAATGGCATTTCAGATTTTCTCAAAAAGAAAACTGAAAATGATATTGAAATTATCAATAATCCTTTAATTATTCAAAAAACAGAAGGTAAGCAAAAACTTGACCTTGGTTTAACTTATACTTCTAAAAGCATGAGTAATTTTATCGTCTACGTAAATTGCGGTGCGACATCGCAAGGCCCGCACATTACTAGTATTAAATCAACTATTACTCGTGTGATGAATAAATGGGCAAAAGAGCAAGGTATTTTAAAAGACAAAGAAAAAAACCTTGATGGTAGCTCGCTCCAAGAAGGTATTGTTTTAGTGTGCAATATTACCGCAGAAAATGTTAGTTATAATGCGCAGGTAAAAAGCACAGTTACTAAAATTGATACATCATTTATTTCTTCAACTCTTGGACAACAGCTTGAAATTTGGTTAGACAATAATCCAACAGATGGAAAGAATATTATTGAAAAGGCTTTGCTTGCTAGACGTGCGGCCGAGGCAGCAAAAAAGGCTCGTGCGGCAGTCAAAGCGAAAGTAAAGGCTGAACCAAAAAAGAAATCCCTAAATCTCCCCTCTAAACTTGCAGATTGCTATAGCCAAGATAGAGAAAAATGTGAAATCTATATCACAGAGGGAGACTCCGCGGGTGGTAATCTTAAGCAAGTACGTAACAACGAGTATCAAGCTGTTCTCCCTGTACGCGGTAAGATTCTTAATACTCAAAAAGCCACTCTTGAAAAGATTATGAAGAATGCAGAAATCGTTGATATGATTAATGCTTTTGGATTGAAAATTAGTAATGATGGTAAGCGTCTAGTCTATAATAAAAATGATGTTCGCTATGGTAAAATTATTATTATGAGCGATGCAGACGTAGACGGCGCACATATTAAAAATCTTTTCTATACGTTTATATGGAACTTTGCACCAGAATTAATACAAGATGGTTTTATATATGCGGGAGTACCACCACTATTCAGGCTAAAGAATAATCGTGAAATTATTTATATAAAAGACGATACAGAACTTGCGGCATTCAAAGAAAGCCATGATATTAATAAATATCAAGTTAGTCGTCTTAAAGGATTGGGAGAAATGTCTCCTGAAGAAACAGAAGAAGCATTGGTAAATCCCGAAACCAGAATTATAAAACAAATTACTATAGAAGATTTTGGTAAAGCAGACAGGTTGTTTGAACAATTAATGGGTAAGGATGCTGAAAAGCGTAAAGCATATATCCGAGATAATAGTGAGAAAGCTGACATTTATGTATAATGATGTTTGTGTAGAATTAGGACAAAATTTTATTGACTATGCTTATGCTGTCAATACAGATAGAGCTATACCAAATGCGGCAGATGGTCTAAAACCAGTCGCACGTCGTATTCTATGGTCAATGTCACAAGAAAAATTTGTCCATAATAAATCATATGTAAAATGCGCACGTGTCGTTGGTGACGTTATCGGTAAGTATCATCCGCATGGAGATACATCTGTATATGATGCCATGACACGCCTTGCACAAGAATGGAATATGCGCTATCCTTTAATTGACTGGCATGGTAATAAAGGTAATATTGGTGGCGATGGCGCAGCAGCCATGCGTTATACAGAATGCCGCCTGATGCAGCTTGCAGAAGAAGGATTAATAGGAGCAATCAATAAAAAAGTTGTTGATATGCAACCTAACTATTCTGAAGATATTGAAGAACCAATTTTGTTACCTGCACTATTCCCAAATCTACTTTGCAATCAAACAAGTGGTATTGGCGTGGCACTTGCGTGTAACTGGCTGCCGCATAATCTTGTTGATATTATAGATAAAGCAATTATTCCATACCTTTTGGAAGAAGAGGTTGATATAAACAATCTTTATCCAGATTTTCCAACAGGTGGAACTATTGTTAATCAAAAAGATATTAATACTATCTATAGAACTGGTAAGGGTAAAGTTATTGTTGAAGGAACTTACCATGAAGAACAACGTAATGGTAAAAAACTTTTAGTTTTTACAGAAATTCCTTTTGGCTCTAAAATTGAATATAGTGAACAAGGAAAATCTAAAGGTATTATCCCACAACTACGTGAAGCAATCCAAAAGGAAAAGGTAAGTGGAATAGAAGATGTGCGGGACGAGAGCGCTAAAACTGTTCGTATCGTACTTGAACTAGCCTCTGATGCTAATCTAGATATTATCTTGGCTCAAGTTTTTAATGAAACTGACCTGCGGCAGACATATAATGCAAACCAAGTTGCTTTGGTGGGTAAAACTCCAAAACTACTTACTTTATTTGATGTATTGAAAATTTATAAAGAGCATAATCTATCTTGTTTGAAACGAGAATTTGAATTTGATTATCAAAAATACATAGATAGAATTGAAATTTTGGAAGGACTAATTTTTGCAGTTCAAAGAATTGATCAAGTAATTAGAATTATTCGTGGCGAATCTGCTTTCGGATATACTAATTTACAAACTGCATATCCTGAATTAAGTGAACGACAAGTTAAAGCTATTTTGGATATGAAACTTGGTAGACTATCCAAGCTAGAAGAAGAAAAGCTAATTAAAGAAAAAGCACAGAAAGAAGAACTCGCGGCGCACTGCAAGGCAATCATTGAGTCTGAGCAATTGCAGATTGAAGAACTAATTAATATTCTTGCTGATCTCCGTAATATGTATGGGGATGAACGCCGCACTCAAGTAATTCAAAAAGATATTATTAAACCTACTGCAAAGAAACAAATTAAAGAGATTATCCCGCAAGATGTTATTATTACTTATAATAAACTAGGTTATCTGCAAAGTATTCCTGTAAAATCTTATCGCGCAGTTAAAAACGATAATATTGTAAATAGTTTTAAAACTCAAACTACTGATATGATATTGCTATTTTCTTCTCTTGGAAAATTATATCGAATTAATGTTAGTAATATTGATGAATGCGGTGTCAATGATAAAGGAACTGCAATTGGTTCATTAATTACACTTGAACCGCAAGAAACTATTATTAATGCATTTTCTATGAATGTTGACGAAAAACATCCTTATATTGTAGGGTTTACTAAGCAAGGATTAGTCAAAAAGTCTGATAAAACTATCTATATTAGTGAAACACAAAATAAACGTGGCATGAAAGCCGCAGGATTAAATGATGATGATAGTTTTATTGCTTGGTTTGAGTGTAATGGAGATTATGCTATTCTTATGAGTAATAATGATTATATTATTCAATTTGAACTTGAAAAAATTAATCCTGTTGGTAAAACTGCTCGTGGAGTTAAAGGCATTGCCTTAGAAGATAATGATTTTGTATCAAATGCTCTGGTAATAAACAAACCAGTTGACAGTATTGTTTTTAAGAAGTATAATAAAACTATAAAGGGAGTAAAAGTTCAAGGACGAGGCGGCAAAGGAAAGAAATATGTCTAAACTATATTCAGGCAGTCACCAAATACCTGCAATGCGTTATCATAACAAACCTTCTGATGCTTTTGTTGATGCTGCTTTTAATAGTGGTGAATGGGTAGCACAAGAAAAAGTTGATGGTGCATGGTATATGCTTGAAAAGATTGATGATGAACATATTTATTTGTTTGGTCGTACTCTTTCTAAGAAAACAGGAGAACTTACAGAAAAATCTGCTAATGTCCCGCACATAGTAGAATGGGCAAAACAACTACCAGATGATACCGTTCTTATAGGTGAAATTTATGTCCCTGGCGGCAAGTCTAATGATGTAACTAAAATTATGGGATGCACGCCCGCAAATGCTATTAAGCGTCAACAGTCCGACGAATACGGCGGTCTAATACATTATTATATTTTTGATTGTATAAGATGGGCGGGTAAAGATTTAACTAATACGCCTTTTATTGACCGTTGGAATTATCTATTGCGTATTTCTTACAATATAACTACTAAATTAAGCTATATTTATGATTCAGATTTTGATGATGTATTGAGCATGATTTTTACTCGTGGTGGCGAGGGTATGGTATTTAAGCGCAAGGATTCAATATATGAACCAGATAAGCGCCCACAAACTTGTTTTAAAATGAAAGAGCATGTTGATAGTATAGATTTAATTTGTATGGAACTGCTCGATCCTGAAAAAGAATATACAGGAAAAGAACTTGAAACTTGGCAATATTGGGAAGATAATATTCCTGTTACTAAGCATTATTATTATGGTTGGAAAAATGCTATGCGACTAGGTGCTTATAAGGACGGAAAAATCATAGAAGTTTGTAGGGTTGCTTCTGGATTAACTGATGAAATACGAGCAGATATGGCAGATCATCCTGAATTATATTTGATGCAAGTTATACAAATTTCATGCATGTCTTTGAATAAAAAAGATAAAACTATTCGCCATCCAGTTTTTGAAACAGTCAGAACAGATAAAGACATTAAAGACTGCCAGTTAGATGAAATTTTTGGATAAAATTATTGACTAATTAAAAAAAATTAGTTATAATATATATGTTAAATGGAAATAGTCAGGACACGATTATTGACATTTAAAAATAATATTATATAATATTATTATAGGTAAGCAAGCAGAAAGAATAGAAGAGATAAAAGGAGAAAAATATGGCTGCTATGTTTTCAGAGAATGCTCAGACAGTACTTCGTTTTCTACAGGCTAACGTAAAGGGTCAGTACACCGCTGACGATATCGCCGAAGCAACTGGTCTTCCTTCGAAGTCCATCAACGGCATTGCTACTGGCCTTCAGAAAAAGGGTCTCACTGAGCGCGTCGAGGTTGAGGGCATCGAGAAAAAGGTCATCCGTCTTACTGATGCTGGTAAGCAGGTTGACCCCAGTGCTGAGAAGCCGGTCGCAGAATAGTTTAATTTTACATTAAACTAGGAGTGGTGGAGGTGGTTATACTACCTCCACTATTTTTAATATGGAGATATTAACTATTTGTTTAATTATTCTCTGTGTTGTATGTTTTTTTGTTGGACGGTATTTTGCTTCAAAACCAATAGAAGATAAAAATGAAGAAATCCGCAAACAATGTCAAATATTACATGATAAAGAAGTAAAATTAGAATTAAGAATAAAAGATTTAACTGACAATATAAAATTTAAAGAAGAGCAAGTACGTGCGGCGGACTATAAAATTCAATCAATCCAAAAACAATATGAAGAAAAATTAAAGGTAATTGAAAATACCAAACAATTAGCAGATGAAGAATTAAAACAACGTAAAAAAGTTCTTGAATATGAGTTTGAACAATATAAAATAAAACAAGAAGAAATCAAACAAAATATTCAAAATGAAATACAAAATATACAAAATAATTTAGAATCTTTAAAATCTACTAAGGCTGCCGCAATCGAAGCTGCAAGAAAAGAACAAGAAATACAAGAGAATAAATCTTTTTATACTTTACAAATTCCAAGAGAAGAAAAAAGAGACATAGAAATTCTAGAAGATACCAAAATGAGAATTTCAAAACCTCGTGCTATTTCAATGTGTATTTGAAGTAATTACTATTTACCTGTAGCAAAAAATAAATTACCTCAAATATTGGGTAAAGATAAAGTATGTGGTATTTATAAAATTACTAACCAAAAAACTCAAGAATGTTATATAGGACAATCCGTTGATATAAAAAAAAGAATATATGAACATTACCGCGCGGCATTAGGTATTGATACTCCACCTAATAATTTATTATATACTGCCATGCAAAAAGATGGTATAGAAAATTTTTCAATTGAGTTATTATTAGAATGTAGTATTATAGAATTAAATCAGCAAGAAGAATATTTTATTCACTTATATCAATCACATATCTATGGTTATAATAAAACTAAAGGTAACAAAGTTGGGGTAAAAATAGATAAATAGCATATTATATATTTTATATATTAATGAGCGAAAGGAGAGTTATGACTAGTGGTATTTATCTCATTACTAATAAAATTAATAATATGCAATATGTTGGGCAAAGTATCGACATAGAAGAACGATTATATAAACACTCTATTACAGATGATAATTGTTATTTACATAATGCTATAAAAAAATATGGATGAAATAATTTTGAAACACAAATTATAGAACAATGTGAACCTGATAAAAAAATATTAAATAACAAAGAAATTTTTTATATAGAAAAATTTAATACATTAATGCCTAATGGTTATAATATGACCAAAGGTGGAAATGCAAGCCCAGAATATGTAAAGAAAAAAATTAAACAATATGATTTAGAGGGTGTTTTTATTCAAGAATTTCCATCAATTAAAGAAGCCAGTCAAAATACTGGTATTGATAGTCGATATATTAGTGATGCAGCCAATCATAAAAATAGACACACAACGAATAATTTTCAATGATGTTTTGCAGGACAAGAACATTTAATTAAAAAAAATCCTAAAACATATGCGGGATATGAAAAAATTCCTGTATGTCAATATGATTTAAAAGGAATATATATACAAACTTTTGAAAGTTTATCTGAAGCTGCTCGTGCAGTAAATCTTGCTGATAGCAACAATATCAAAAAATGTTGTGATAAAAAAGATAATCGTATGGCTGGTAATTATCAATGAAGATATTTGTCAGATAAACAAGATGTAATTTTACCTTATGATAATAAAAAAGCACATATTACAAATAATAAAATTGTTGAACAATTTAATTTAACAGGAGAAAAAATCGGTGAATTTTATTCTGCTAAAGAAGCTGCTGATGCCTTAGGCATGAAAAAAGGTGGTAATTCTGCTATTTTACGAGTTTGCCGAGGCCAACAAAAAACCTGTATGGGTTATATATGGAAATTTAAAGACAAAGGAAACGGATAATGAAATTTGAAACATTAGATGTTCAAGGTTTTGATGCTGCTATAACAAGCATGAGAAATCCCTATAAATCTTATGATAAGGCAGATAGTAACATAGTTAATGAAGATTTTGCTCTTGGCTCTCAAGATTATGATTTAGCTAGTCGTTTATGACATGCGGGGACTGAGCACCGTAAGTTTCTAAGAATGATTTATGTATGAGCAAATATATGAGCACCTAGATATTTTTGAGCAGAATGGGATACTTATAAAGTTGGTACTGTAGCAAATTCAGAATCTACAATGCATAAAATTTTAGAGGAAGATTTTGATATTAAAGATTTTGAACCTATTGATTTTAATGTTTTAGATAGTCAATGGAGTATTGCTTTTCGTAAATATTTAGATGTATTAAAAAGTATTAAAAAAGCTTATCAAGAGAATCCTCAAAACAAACAATATTATTTACGTTTATTAAAAGGAATGTTGCCAGAATCATTTATTCAAAAACGCACAGTTTGTGTTAATTATGAAGTATTAGCAACAATGTATAAGCAAAGAAAAAATCATGGTTTGCCGCAATGAAATACAGATTTTACTAATTGAATTATAACATTACCTTATCCTGAATTAATTACTGGTAATTTTGATTATTTTTTGCTACAAGATGATAGATTGAAATTCGGAAATAAAAGAATAACAGAAAAGATGAATCTTGACATATAAGATTTTTTCTGGTATAATATTAATGTAAGATAAATATTTTCAGAAAGGACCAGTATGAAACAGTTTATTAATAATGCACATGTTGAGGGTTATGTTTTTTCTCATAGTCTCCAAGCTCGTGTAACTGGAGATCAGTCAAAGAATCCTGGAACTCCGTTTATTCAGGGTATTCTTAATGTTGCAACAGATGACAAGGGAATGAATGTTGTCCCTGTTTCGTTTACATATGTAACAGAGTATTATTCTCGTAGCGGCAAGGAAAATGCAACTTACAAGGTTCTACAGCAGATTATTAACGGTCAGCAGAATACTTATGAGCAGGTTGGTACTTCCGCGCTTAAGGTTCGTATCGACGGCGATGTTGAAATTAATGACTTCCTTGGTCGTGATGGAAATATGGTTGCCGCAAAGCGTATTCGGGGTAGCTTCTGTCATATTGTTAATGATGTTAATTTTGGAGCAACTTTTGAAACTGATATGTTAATTGCGGATGCATCTATGCAGGAAGTTGAAGATGGAAATGATTATATGAATGTTCGCGGTTATGCGTTCAACTTCCGTGGTGATCTTCTTCCTGTAACTTACACAATTGATAATCCTGAAGGTATCAAGTATTTTGAGAATTGTGATATTAGCAACAGCAATCCTCTTCTTACTCGTGTTTGGGGAAATATTGTTTCTACGACAATTGAAACTAAGAATGAGGTTGAATCTGCATTTGGTGGCCCGCAGGTCAATATCACAACTCGTACGCTTCGTTCTTGGAAGATTGATGGCTGTGCGGCTGACCCATACGAGTTTGATGATGAGTCTACGCTAACTCGTGATGAACTTAGGACAAAGTTGGCAGAACGTGAAGAGCGTGTTGCAGCAGAGAAGCAGCGTGCGGAGGACTATCAGGCTTCCCGCAATAATGGTGGCAACGCTTTTGCAGCTTCTAGCAAGCCTGTTGATGTCAATTCAAGCGATTTCAAGTTTTAATTAAGGAGGAATCATGGCTATTGATATTTTCCAAATTAAGCCCCATGAAGTCAGCCGTGATTTAAAGGGCTATACTATCCTCCTTTATGGTGAACCCAAGAGTGGTAAGACAACTACCGCATCTAAGTTCCCAAAACCTCTACTTCTTGCATTTGAAATGGGTTATCTTGCAATTCCTGGCATTATGGCGCAGCCTATTAATAGGTGGTCTGAATTTAAGCAGATTCTCAAGCAGCTAAAAGACGAAGCTGCGCATACACTTTATGAGAATATTGTAATTGATACTTGTGATATTGCATATGACCTTTGTGAAAAGTTTATTTGTAATCAAAATGGTGTTTCTGCCATTGGCGATATTCCATTCGGTAAGGGCTATGCGGCCGCCAAGAAAGAGTTTGACGAGGCTCTGCGCTCCATCCCGCAAATGGGTTATGGTCTAGTTCTTATTAGTCATGCGCAGGATAAGATTTTTAAGGATGAAAATGGAAACGAATATCAGCAAATCGTTCCCACTCTTGCAAATCAGCCTCGTCTAGTAGTTGACAGAATGTCTGATATTATTCTCTTTGCAAGCCCGCAAGAGGATAAGGACGGTAATCCTATTACTATTGGCTATATGCGCGGTACTCCAAGATTTGTTGCAGGCTCTCGTTTTAAGTATACACCTGATAGTATTGTTTTTACATATCAAAATCTTGTTGATGCTATTGGAGATGCAATTGATAAGCAGGCACAGGAAACAGAGGGACAATTTGTTACTGATGCTCCTACGACCGCACATCTGCCGCAGCCAGAGTTAAACTTTGATGATTTAATGAATCAGTTTAATAATGCTATTGCAAAACTTCAGGAGGCAACTGGTAGTTCTTTTGGAACAAAATGGGCGCCTCGCATCATGGAAATTACTGACAAGCATCTTGGTAAGGGAAAGAAAGTTGCAGAAATGAGTCGTTCGCAAGTTGAACAACTTGCCCTTATCGTAGATGATTTAGTAGAAGCTATTGGCATGGGCATTTAATGTCATAAAAACTATATACTTTTTCTGACAAAGACCTCTCTGCGGAGAGGTCTTTTATTTGACACTTCTATTTTTTTATGCTATACTAATATTAGGAAGTATATGAAAAAGAGGTATTATGGCTAAGAAACCGCAAGTCATTTGTTTGTATTGTAATCGAAAATTTTATAGAGAAGATGAAGAATATGAGCAAATAGGTCGTCGTTATGCTCATAAAGAATGTACTGTATTAAATAACAGTATTCATCAATTAATGCAAAGTAAATGTGGAGAGAGTTATTCTAAAACAAAAATAAACTCTCAAATTGCAAAATTTGTTAAAGAAGGATATGAGTTACAAGATATATGGGAAACAATTAATTGGTGGTTTGGAATTAGACAAGAAGATCCCACTAAAGCAAATGGTGGAATAGGTATCTTTCCGCACGTATATCCTGATTATATCCAAGAGAAGAACAAAAAGAATCAATATAAAGATGTATTAGATGGTCAAAAAATTAGCGATTATATTGATAAACCTAGAAAAGCTGTCACAGTCAGTAGAAAATATGTTAAAAAGCCTAAAAGGGTCAAATTATTTGAACTAAAGTAATGGAGGAATTGTTTTGGCAAAAAGTAAATATGTAGATTCTCCATCAGCAGTTCAAGTAATTGGTTGTATAATGCGGCAGCCATCATTGATGAATGATGAAGGTAAGTATTTCTTCAATGAAGATGACTTTCCAAATGATTTTCATAAAACTGTCTTTGGAGCAATTTATAATTTGCATCAAATGGGTGCGACAGGCATCACAATTAGGACAATCGAAGATTATTTGTCTAGTAGACCAGAATCTTTAGCAACTTATAAAGCAGGTAAAGGTTCTGAATGGTTAAAAAATATCTCGAATAATGCGGATGTAGCAAACTTTGATTATTATTATGATCGCGTCAAGAAGATGACGCTTCTACGCGAATATGATAATATTGGTTTAGATGTAAAATGGATATACGATCCCGATAATTTATTTGATATTAAAAAGAAGCAGCAACAGGAGAACTATCTTGATAGTTTGTCATTAAATGATATGGCAAATATTATTGAAGATAGAATTGATAACATCCGCCGCACATATATTGACAATAGTACAGACGATGCTATTGAAGTTGGAAATGGAATTTTGGAGTTGATTGAAGAGCTCCAGATGGAACCTGAAATGGGCGCGCCATTATATGGTCCTTATATCAACACAGCTGTGCGGGGTATGCGAGAGGGGAAGTTTTATCTAAGGTCCGCCGCAACTGGTGTAGGTAAGACAAGAACGATGATTGCAGATGCATGTAACTGTGCATGTGATAAAATATGGATTAATGGTAAATGGCATGATAATGGCCCGAAACGACCAAGTCTTTTCATAAGTACAGAGTTGGAATTAGACGAGATTCAGACAATGTGTTTGGCATTTTTGGCAAATGTTGATGAAGAACATATCTTGGTTGGAGATTATGATTTTGGAGAAAAAGACAGGGTTATTGAAGCTGCCAAGATTTTAGCAAACTCACCTTTGTATATTGAAGAAATTCCAGATTTTAATTTAAGAGACATAGAAAATATTATTAAAAGAAATATTAGAATGCATGGATGTAAATATATCTTCTATGATTATATTCATACATCTATGAAAATTTTAGAAGAAATTTCTCAACGTTCTGGTGGAGTAAGATTAAGAGAAGATAATATTTTGTTCTTACTTAGTGTAAAATTAAAGGATATTTGTAACCAGTTTGGTGTATTTATTCTTAGTAGCACACAGCTGAATCAAGATTGGAAATCTTCAGACATTCCAGACCAGAATCTTTTGCGCGGCGCAAAGTCTATGGCAGACAAGATTGACGTAGGTATGATTCTTCTTGATGTAACAGACGATGATAAAGAAGCATTGCAAGCATTGTGTGAAGAATCTGGAATAGCGATGCCGAATGTAAAGTTGTCTATTTATAAGAATCGTAGAGGTTCTTATAATAAATGTTATCTTTGGATGAATGCAGATAAATCTACGTGTCGTTTTAGAGCATCATTTTGTACAAGTTATAAGTATAAGTTAATTCATATTGCAGATCAACCATTTAATAGTATGACAGGCGAAATATTTTATTAGGAGAATAAATGTCTTACTCAAAAGAATTAGTTAAAGATAATCTTGAGCTAGAAGATATTTATTCTATCCTAGATTATTTTAACGCAGAACCAGAAATGTTTAGTAATTATATAGTTGCAAAAACAATTTGTCATGGTGGTGATTCCCATAAGTTGTATTATTATGAGAACACGCAACTATTTAAATGTTATACTGGGTCATGCGGCAGCTTTGACATTTTTGAATTAGTACAAAAAGTTAGAGATATAAATGACTTAAATAAAGCTGTCTATTTTGTAGTTAACTTTTTTAACTTACAAAGTCAAATAGATGAAGCAGACGACGATTTTTCAATTGAAGATTGGAAAATCTTTGGTCGTTATGAAAAAATTAATGATATAGATATTAATACAGAAAAAATAGAGCTACCAACTTATAATGAAGTAATGCTTAGATACTTCCCGCAACCATTAATTATACCTTGGACAAAAGAAGGTATAAGTAAAGAAGTTTGCGATTATATGGGTATAAGATATAATCCTGAAAATGGTGTTATACTTATCCCACACAGAGACGAGAATAATAGATTAGTTGGTATAAGACAACGCACTCTCGTCCAAGAGGATGAAAAATATGGCAAATATCGTCCAACTAAATTACAAAATCAATTATGTAATCATCCTTTGGCTTTTAATTTATATGGATTAGATAAAGCTAAAGATAATATAAAAAATATGGGTGCGGCGCTTGTAGTGGAATCTGAAAAGTCTGTACTACAATTTATGAGTTATTTTGGAACAGCATCTAATATTTGTGTAGCTGTGTGCGGCAGTTCATTGTCTAGGTATCAATTCCAACTACTATTGGATGCGGGCGCTAAAGAAATTATTATAGGTTTTGACAAAGATTTTGACGAAATTGGAACAGAAGAGTATAATAAAGTTGTAGATAAATTACAAAAAATTTATGATAAGTATAGTCCTTATGTAAATATAAGTTTTTTGTTTGATAAAGAAAATAATCAATTAGGTTATAAAGATTCTCCCCTTGATTGCGGGAAAGATAAGTTTTTATATTTGTTTAGGAATAGAGTGATTTTATAATGATTTATAAACTATTTAATGAACCACAATATTCTTCACTTGCACAAGTAATGCTTAATCGTGGTTTAGATTATGATGATATAGATACTTGGTGGAAAGCAGAGATATGAGATATTAATAGTCCTTATGCTTTCGATCCAGCTATGGTAAGCAAATTAGTTAATAGAATTTGTCATGCGGCAGAGTATAATGAAAATATTACTGTTGTTGTTGATAGCGATGCAGATGGATTTACATCTGCTGCAATTATTATTAATTATATGTATACAGTATGGCCTGATTTTACTACAGAACATATTGATTATATTTTACACAGCGGTAAACAACATGGTTTAGCTGACACCTATAAACAAATTTTAGATGATAAATGGACTAATTTAGTTATTATTCCAGATGCAGGTACTAATGACGTAGATGAAATGCAAGCATTATTAGATGCAGGGATTGATGTAATTTGTATGGATCACCACCATTCTGATGCTTGAAATGAAAATGCTATTATAGTTAATAATCAAATTTGTGATTATCCTAATAAATCATTAAGCGGCGCAGGTGTTACATGGCAAATGTGTCGAGCTATTGATGATGCTTTAGATCAACAAATTGCAAACAGGTTTTTAGATTTAGCTGCTTTAGGTAATTTATCAGACATGATGGATTACCGCTCTATTGAAACTAGAGCAATTATAAGATTAGGATTATTAGATATAAAAAATCCATTTTTTTATTATATGACTGAAAAAAATAAATTTAGTATTGATAAAATGGGCGGTATTAATTATATGTCTGTTGCATTTTATGTTACTCCTTTTATTAATGCTATTGTGCGCTCTGGTACACCAGAAGAAAAAGATATGATTTTTAAATCATTTTTAAAAATGTACGCTTTTGAGCAAATCCCCAGTGAAAAACGAGGACATAAAGGTGAACTAGTTCCAAGAGTCGAAGAAGCAGTTAGAATAGCCACTAATGTTAAAGCGCGGCAGACCAAATTACAAGATACAACTATGAATTTGTTGGAGCGCCGCATTCAAGAAGATAATTTGCTAGACAATGCTATTATTATCTTTAGATGTGAGCCTGGAGAGGTTGAAAAGAATCTCGCGGGGCTTGTAGCGAACAAAATTCAAGCTAAATATCAACGTCCTTGTTTAGTATTAATTAAAAGTAAAACTAAAGAGGATAGCGAAATATTCTACAGAGGCAGCGCCCGCAACTATAATATGTCTGAAATTCAGGATATGCGGCAGCTATGCGAAGATACGGGTCTAGTAGAATATGCGCAAGGTCATGAGTCAGCATTTGGTATTTCAATTCCAGAATCAAAATTTGAAGAGTTTGTTCAAAATACAAATGAACAATATAAAGATGTTCCACATAGTCCTATCTATTGGGTAGATTTTATTTGGAATGCTAATAATATTGAAGTTAAGACTATTTTAGATATTGCAGAGGCTAAAGATTTTTGGGGACAAGAGATTAGTGAACCATATATCTGTCTTGAAAATATAGATTTAAATAGTACAACTATTCAAGGTTTATCTATGGATAAACATCCTACAATTAAGATTCATCTAAATAATGGTATAGATATTATGAAGTTTAAATCTTCAGAAGAAGAATTAGATGAATTTTCAAAGCCAAATCAAATTTTAACTGCGATATGTCGCTGCAATAAAAATGAATGGATGGGTAATATAACTCCGCAATTAATCATTGAAGATTATGAACTAAGAGAGGAATGGATTTTCTAATGGAATATGAGG